TTTAAACACGAAGGAAAGCTTATCTTTGCCAACACATCTATTGTTTATGGGAGGCCAAATCATATATATCTGGAACACGATTTACCAGAGTATATGATTACTGATAGTAAAATAATTAATTCAACTCAGTTTAATGAAGAGCCTGAATTAATGGAAGACACAGAAATGAAAGGATCATTTTTAGATTAATCAATTAAAATTAAAATTATGGGACATATGAAATGGATATACTCAATGATACAAGACGGTACTATTGATGTATATAGATTGCTGTACAATAATGCAGTGAAGTATAAATTAGAAGAATTTATATTTGAAAGTAAAGTGCACAGTATATCATACGCATGGGGTGTGCTTGCTATTGCGGCTAAGGCTGAAGAAGAATATGATAAATATATAGATGCATGTGCAGATGCAGAGTATGATGCTCAATTTTTAGAACAATGATATACTTTGTAGGGCCTGATTCTATTTTACCATGTTGTGAAACAGCAACAATGAATGACGTGGTAGAATATTGTCAAACTAAACAATATCTAGGTGTTGATACTGAAACTGAAGGATTTGACTTTACTTGTAAGAAGATGATTATGTTTCAGATAGGTGATACAAGTAATCAATATGTAATTGACACTAGACATGTAAGTATTGAGCCTTTGAGGTCCGTGCTCGAAAGTAAAAAGATAGAAAAGATATTTCACAATGCTAAGTTTGATTATAAATTCATTAGAAAATGGGCTGATATTAAATGTGAGAATGTATTTGATACATTTCTTACTGAGCTTGTGTTAAACTGTGGTAAGAAAATAGGATTTGGACTAGCTGATGTAGTAAAAAGATATTTTGGAGACACATTAAACAAAGAGACTCGTAATTTATTTATTAGCTTGGAGGGTAATCCTTTTACTCAAGATCAAATAGTTTATGGCGCTAAAGATGTAGAGTATTTATGTAGGATAAAATGGGAACAAAGACATCAATTAACTAAATTACAGTTAGGACCAGTTGCTAGTCTTGAGAATCAAGCTGTGTTGGCATTTGCAGACATAGAATACAATGGTTTAGATTTAGATGTACAACAATGGAAATCTTTAGAAGATGCAAATACTACTAAAGCTGATGCATTGCTTATAAATCTAGATGAGACATTGACAGAAAATGATAAACTACAAAAGTTTGTATCTAAATATATACAAAGTGATATGTTTAAACCATTAGAAGAGTTAAGAAAAGTCGATGTTAAATGGACGTCACCTAAACAGGTGCTTGAAGTATTTCAATGTCTTATACCTAAGTTAGAGAATGTAAATGGTAAAGAAATGTATAAATACAGATATAAATATGAAATTATTAATACTTATGTTCAATATAAGGAAGCTATGAAATTGTGCACATCTTATGGTGATGCATTTCTTAAGAACCTTAAAGGGGACAAGAAGATACATACAAATTTTCACCAAATTCTAGACACAGGTAGAGTAAGTAGCAGCAAGCCTAATATGCAGCAGATACCTGCTGATAATAGTTTTAGGAATTGTTTTACTGCACCAGAAGGATGGAGCTTTGTGAGTGCTGATTACAGTTCACAAGAATTGAATGTAATTGCCTTTGGGTCTAAGGATCCCGTATGGTTGAAAGCCTTAGAAGAAGGACAGGACTTACACTCTACTTGTGCAGAATTGGTGTATGGTGAACAATGGTATGAAGCAGCTGATGAAGATTGTGCATACTATGTTAATAATGCTAAACAAAAATGTAATTGTAAAGAACATAAAAAACTTAGAACAAATGTCAAAACTATTAATTTCGGGCTTGCTTATGGGATGGGCCCTAATAAGCTTTCTGATACTCTCAATATCAGTGTGGATGGAGCTAAAGAACTCATCGAAAAATACTTCAAAACGTTCCCAGCAATCAAAGGGTTCTTAGAAAAACTAGGTAACTTTGGTAAGAAGTATGGGTACATTAAAACATTTCCTCCTTACAATAGGAAGAGATGGTTTACTAATTGGTATCCTAGAATACAGCAAAGTAAATCTGCTTCGTTTGAACTTGGAAGTATTGAACGTGCTAGTAAAAACACACCTATTCAAGGTGCATCTGCTGATATGACTAAACTTGCTTTAGTAAGAATTAGAGAATATATTAATGAGATGTTACATTGGGAAGGAGATGAATGCCCTATTAAAGTAGTAATGACTGTACATGATCAGATTGATACAATATGTAGAAATGATTATTTAGAGACTTGGAAACAAGATATTGTTATGTTAATGGAATGGGCAGCTAAAGATATAGTAACCAATGGATTATTAAAAGCTGAAGTATCAGTAAGTAATTGTTGGGAGAAATAATAAGTAGAAATAATAACAAAAAAGAGGTGAGTATACAGTAGCTAAATCCTATGCCAAGGGTTGTTACATATAGATAGCATGCTAAAGAGGGCTTTCCTCGCTATCAGTCTGATTCCACTCACCTCTTTTACTAAAACAATAGATATGGAAAAAACAGTAAACATAGGTAGAGAAGAACTGAATACTATAGGAAAAAGATTAGAAGAACTTGAACTACAATTAAGAGATGATTACGGACTTACTAAAATTAGTGGTGGGTTTGTCAGGGTAGATATGTTTGATTATGATGATAATTTTATACATATCTTAATTAGAGATGGCGTACAAAGTGATTGTTCTGATAAAGTAAACTCTGAAGAGCAAAAATTAGATAGAAAAACATTAGAATTTATTAACTAAAACAATAGATATGGATAAAGAACTAGTTAGACATTTCGTACAGGAATGCATTCAGGAAAAAGAATGGAAAGAAAAAGTAAGAGCTAATTATATTCCACTTGACGCCTATTTTAAATATAGTGGGCAGATAGAACATAACAGACAAATTTATATAAATACAAATACTTGGAATTATGAAGATAGAACAGAGAGACAGGCAACAAAAGTTAGCCGTGAACTCGTGGGCCAAGAGTAATTTTATAGGTACTATTATAGCTGGTACTGGATTTGGTAAAAGTAGATGCGGAGTATTAGCAGTTGGAGAGACTTTAAGAAGAATTGATTCAGGTGTAAATGAACCAGCAGGTTTAGTGCTAGTCCCAACTACTCAATTGAGAGATCAGTTTAAAAAAGAATTTATTAAATGGGGGTATGCAGATATACTAGATTGTGTAGAGTTTATGTGCTATCAAAGTGCTTATAAATTAATAGGACATCATTATGATGTAGTAGTATGTGATGAAATACATTTAGGTTTAAGTATTGAATATAGAAAGTTCTTTGAGAATAATATTTATGATAAATTATTATGTGTAACAGCCACTGTGCCTGAAGAGGAAGAGTATGAGTATTACTTAAAAACTCTTGCACCTACAGTATATGAAATTGATCTAGAAACTTGTATTAAATTAGGATTTGTAAGCCCTTATAATATCTTTTGTATTTCTGTTAAGTTAACACCACAAGAACAGAAAGAATATGATAAAGCTAATCAATCTTTTATTCATTACAAATATCAGCTTGGTCAGTTTGACGCGTTTAATGAAGCTAAAAGCATTATGGCTAATCAAGATGCATATGCAGAAGAGAAGAAAAATGCTATTATGTTTTATAGAGCTATTAAAAACAGAAAATCTGTAGTAGACACTGCATCTAATAAAATAACAGTCTTACAAAAGATAGTATTAAATAATTTAGATAAAAAAATACTAACATTTGGAGGGTCTAATGAATTTACTAATGCTATGTGTGAAGCTGTTGCTCCTTTAGCTGTGACATATCATTCTAAGATGACTAAAAAACAACGAAATCTTAGTTTAGAGTTATTTAATAATACTACTAAAAATGTACTATGTTCAACTAAAGCTTTGAATCAAGGATTTAATATTCAAGGTGCAGAATTGGGTATAATATGTGGATTAACTAGTAAAGCTTTAACTATGATTCAAAGAATTGGTAGATTGTTAAGATACCAAGAAAACAAAATAGGAAAAATTGTTATAGTGTATGTAGCTGATAGTCAAGAAGATAAATGGTTGAAGAACGCAATCAAAAGTTTTAACAACGTCAATTATATTGACGATATAAAAAAATTATAAATAATGTATAATTCTATTGATATTTTTTGTATATTTGCATATATATAAATATCAACGGTATAAAAAAAATTGTTATGAATATAGAAATAAATACAGATTTTCTTATAGCATATGGAATTAGCGCAGATGATTATTTGTATCTCTATATTGTACAAAGAAATGGACACAAATACTTGCAAACCCTTACTTTAAACCCTGATATAGACTCGATGATAGACAAAGGTTATCTTAGGCTTAGTGAAGATAAACATGTAATTACAGAAGCTTTCAAATTGTTAGTTACTACTAATTATGATGATATGTTCGCTGAGCTTATAGATACCTATCCTATGAAGGTACAATCACCTGGTAGAGGTGTAAGGATACTACACGCTAAAGATCCTAAAGCACGAGCTAACGAAAAAGCTAAGAAAAGATATAAACAAATAGTCAAAACCAACAAGAATACGCATGATCATATTATAAAGTGTCTTAATATACAGTTAGATGTAGATAAAGACAATTTAGGATATTTGCAAAATCTTGAAACTTGGTTAAATAATCACACTTGGGAAAAATACGAAGATATAAATGAAAACAAACCAGAAGACTCCCAAAGGATTACAAGACAACTCTGATGTATTCAACAAAAGAGGATTTCAAACTATAGATAAGGCTGTAAGACAGTCTATAAAGATAGTAAAAGATGCTAAACGTGGTATACGTAGTGTATACCCGACTGCTTGGCCGCGTCTAAATAGAAATCTTCTTGGTGGATTACAGAAAGGGAAAATGTATGTAATTGCTGGCCGACCTGGCGTAGGTAAGTCAGCCTTTAGTAATCAATTAATATTTGATGTGCTTGATACTAATCAACATAAAAATATTATTGTATTATACTGGAGCTTTGAAATGCCAGGCTATCAACAAATTATGAGAACTGTGTCTAACAAAGTAAATAAAAATGTAGCAGATTTATTATCTGTCGACGAGACTTTAGATGACACTAGTTTACAAAATTATGTAGATAAAGCAGAGGTATACAGTAAATACCCTATATACTTTCATAATGTTCCAAAAGACATGGAATTTATTAAGAAAGTAAATGTAGATGTATTTAATGATTACCCTGATGCAACAGTAATAAATTTATATGACCATTCTAGATTAATAGCCGGCGAAGCTGAGTCAGAACTACAACGTTTAAATAATGTTTCTAAAACAGCTATGTGGTTACAATCTAAAATGGGGGTAATAAATATATTATTGTCACAGTTAAATAGAAACATAGAACAAGAGCACAGAGCTAAAAATCAATACCAACCAATGTTAACAGATTTGTTTGGAGGTGATAGTATAGGTCAAGATGCGCATGTTGTTATGATCCTGAACAGGCCTTATGATTTATATGGTATTACAGAGTCTTATTGTGATGAAGCACCACAAGGATTATTAGCCTGTCATGTAGAAAAGAATAGAGATGGTATGCTTGGTATGATTCCATATGAAGCAGATTTATCAACATTCACAATTTATGAACGAAAAAAATTATAATTATGAAAATTGTAGCAATTATATTTGCTTTAGGTGCAACGCTTGCACTAGGCAGGTATGTAGTAGTAAAATTAGAAAGAAACAGTAAGCTTAACAAATTTAAAAATGATTTAGAAAACTATGACAAAAAAGAGAAAGCTGGGGAGCAAAAACCCAAAGTACAACGCAGAGCTAACACAAAACGAAAAAGCTATAAAAGAAAAAAAGCTAATGTGCAAAGCAAAAATTAGAACAGGAGGCGGTGTAGACACCGGGCTAACCTCTAATGTATACAGCGTGTGGTATGTCTAAAGTATTAACAACTAAAAAAGTAAAAGAAATGGAGTTACCAACAAAGAAGATTAAAGCAACACGTAAATCACCTAAAAGATTAGTTATTTATGGTCCCCCTAAAATAGGGAAGACTACCGCATTAAGTCAGTTAGATAACTGTCTTATTATTGACCTTGAAGATGGTTCAGATATGATTGATGCAATAAAACTAAAAGCAGATAATTTTTCAGATTTATCTAAAATTGGAAAAGCTATTATGGAAAAAAACAAACCATATAAATACATAGCTATCGACACAATAACTAAGCTTGAAGAATGGTGTGAAGTTGAAGGTAAAAAGATATACCAATCAGTTCCTCAGGGTAAAAACTTTGATAAGAAAAATGAAGGGTTGTCTGTACTATCATTACCAAATGGTGGTGGGTATTTATACTTAAGAATGGCATATAAAAAATGGATTGAAAGGTTAAATAAACTAGCAGATCATATTATACTGGTAGGGCATTTGAAAGATAAAATGATTGAAAAGAAAGGTAAAGAAGTTTCTTCTAAAGACCTTGATTTAACTGGTAAAATAAAACAAATTACATGTACAAATGCTGATGCAATTGGCTATATTTACAGAGAAAAAGGAGAGACTATGATTTCTTTTAATGCTGGAGAGGAGATAGCAGCAGGTAGTAGATGTGAACACTTAAAAGGGCAAGAGATGCCTTTAGACTGGAATAAAATATTTATAGATTAAAAATAATTAAAATGAATAGTAATTTAGAAACAAAAAAAATGATTGAAACAAATGTACCAACTGAAGGCACGGTTGTAAAACAAGAGACGCCAACAAGAATGACTACTACTATGATCTTAAACGATTTGGAGAATGGTATTGGTAGAGATGGAATTAAAGAAAAATATAATCTAGAAACATGGATGGTTACAGAATTATTCAAACACCCTAAACTAAAAGGTAAAAAAGCTAAGAAGAAAAGAGCTCTTCCTTTTGAGTTTATAGATGATACTGAAAATGCTGTAGATCCTAATCAAACTTCTATTGAAGTACCTACAATTGAGGATACTCTAGAACTAGTAGCAGAACAACAAGCTGAAGAGTTTGGAGAAGATTATGATGAAGACGAATTTTAAATTAATAAATAAAACTAAATAATTATGGCAATTGAAAGCAATGCAAGTACGGAAGAAGTAATGACTGGAGGTATGACTTTATACTCTGGGTTATCAAATTTTACAGTAATAGCTATTAACCCTAATCTAGAAAAATTACATGGATTAGGAATAATGCTAAAAACAGAACCTGAATATACAATCGACCTTAACGGTGAAGAAAGGTTCAAAATTACATTCTGGTTAAAGAATGAAGATACTACTATTAGAATGGAAGTGTTAGCAAACAACAACTACAGACAATCTAAGACAGGTAAGTATTTATGGATGAATGCTATTGGGCAAGAAACTTGGTCTGAAGAAGCACCTACATATGAATGGTGGAAACCAGAAGGACAACGTAAATCTTATATTGGTGAAGACACTCTTATAAACTTTGTTAAATCATGGGCAAATGTAGCTCAGGGTGGAAAAGTATCCTTTGAAACTATTGACGCTATATGTGGTGGTACTGATTTAACTGAACTTAAGAAATTAGCAGCAACACTTAGAGAGAATGAAGTTAGATGTCTAGTTGGTGTTAATAACGGTAAATATCAAAAAGTTTATACTAGAGTATTTGGTAGAGTAAAGCCACAAAGAGATGATTTCTTTGTTAAAGAATTAAATACTGAATATGGTGAGTTTAAAGCTGATTACGATATGACTCTTGCTTGGGGACCATTTATTCCAACAGTTGAGCCTATTACTGCAGATGTAGAAGCAGTAAGTGAAACAGACGACTGGGTTTAATGCCTATAGATAGTAGAAATAGTAAAGACCATTTATCAAAAGATGTCATACTTAGTAGAATTACTGAGTATGACATTTTTAGATATTATTGTCCAAGCTTTAAAGAGATTAACAGTAAATTTTGTAGCGAGCTTCGTAAAGATCAAACTCCCACTGTTTCTATTATTAAATGGAATAATAAACTGCTCTATAAAGACTTTGGATTTAGTGAGCATACTTTTGATTGTTTTTCTTATGTTCAACATGTTTATACTCTGAACTTTTTTGATTGTCTTAGAATTATAGATAATGATTTTAATTTAAACTTGGCGCATCAACAAGATGCTATAAATTTTACTAAAGGATGTTTAGGATATAGACATAATAAGGTAATAGAAGATAAAAAAG